TACCACCGTCTTCAAGTTTTGTTTCACGTTCGTTTTCATATGTTTTATCTATTTCTTTTTCGGTTGATTCTTCTCCGATAACGTTTTCTTGGTCTTGGTTGTTTTCTGGCAGTTCTATTTGTACATCAGGACCTGAAGTATCTATATCAACTGTTTTATCTTCTTTGTTATCTGGCATAGTTTTACTCCTCTATGTTTAAAATTCGTGGAATATATCTTCAGGGTTTTCCACGGTCGCTAAAACTTCATCATCATTGAGAAGTCTTATCTCACCCCCATCTATTCTTATTCGTGATCCGGCATATCTTGCAAAGATAATCCAATCACCTTTCTTGCACCAAGGACCCTCTGGATAACGATCTTTATCATAGCAGTGTGGTCCCATTTTTAAAACTAAACCACAGTTAGATGCTACTTGTGATCGTTCTATTGTATCTTCTGCTAAAATAATTCCACCTTTAGTTTTCTCTTTTTGTTTAAAAGGTAAAACTAAAAGTCTCCAACCTGTTGGTTCAGGTAGCTTTGATGATTCATCAATTTCTTTTTTTTCTTCTTTTTTAACCCCAACTAAATCTTTATTGGGTAGTATCACTTTTGGATTTGATACTGATGACTGTTCCTTTTTCATTTTGCTCCTTTTTGTTTAGCAGGGTGGATATTTCCTGTAATAAACTTTCGTAAGTTCGTATTTGTCCTAACATATACTGGTATCTTTCCATACTGTCAACACCTCCACGTGCCATTAATTCCTTAACGTCATCCTGTCGTTGTTTAAGTATTCTTATAAAATGTTCAAATAGTTCCATTATTCAAACTCCTTTATTACTTCTAATTTCTCTTCAGCAGTAGATATTTTTTCAATTAACTTATCAACCTCATCTATATGTTGAGGATGTTCACCAATACCTACAGAGTTTTCAAAGTAAATTTTTATTGTAGCATCAGCTTCTGCTATCTGAGCTTCATATCTTTTTCTTAGCGCGTCTAGTATTACGTTTTTCATTTAACATTTCCATCTTCTCCGTGCCTGTCTTAGTCTTGAATTTGGATTAGCCGCAGCTTTAGGAAATTGTTTCATTTGTCCTGCACTTCTTGCACAGTACGATTTTCGCCTTTTAGCGGCAGCGGATCCTTTTTTAACTTTACCGGTCACAGCTGTTTTTAATTTAGAACCGGGATTTTTTCTTCTATAGGCAGCGACACCGGCTCGGGTCATACCTGCTCCAGACTTTGTAGATCTAAAGTTCTTTTTATTTCTTGCTGGCATGTTGTCTTGTTTTCTCAAACTAAACCTCCAGAAGCCATGCTTTTTCTTTTTGCAAATGTAGAAACATTTGTTGGTTTTCCTCCGGGATTACCCGCAGCTCTCTTTCTGCTGACAGCACTCGCCTTTTGCGAGCTTGTCATTCGTGTGGCTTTCGCAAGTGGGACGCATTTTGGATACGCTCTCTTGCTTCCTTTTGATCTCCCGCACGGTTGATACTTTCCGTTCTTCTTCGGAGCTCCAATGTCCACCCATTTTTCTTTTACCCATTCTCTGAGTCCTTTTTTAGCCATTAGTATGTTTTGGTTTTCTTTCTTCTGTTTGACATTACTTTGCCACAACCTTTTGCAACAGAACCACCAGAACCATACATAGGTCTTATCATTCCGCCACCCATAGCTTTTTTTCTTCCGCCTGGTTTTATTTTTCCTGAACAAACTCCTGATGCATACATGTTAGCGTATGCTGAAGGATATACCTTAAACTTACGCTTTGCTGCTGCTTTACCTTTTGGACAAAGTTTAGCCATTATGATCTCGCTGTTTGTTTTGCTCTTTTGAAGTCAGATGCTTTTGGTGCACCCTTTGCACCTTTCTTTCGCATCTTACCACCACGTTTACGTTTAGCATGAATGTTAGCGTATAAGCCCTTACCGGCCATTACTTAACCTTCATTCCTTTTTTATAACCCATTCGTTTTGCAACTTGTGGAGCTACCTTTTTTAGTTTTCTTAAACCCTTACCTTTTTTACCTGCAGGTATTTTCTTTTTCATTATCTTCTCGCTTTCCCAAATCCTTTGATTTGGATTGATTTTTTCTTTTTACGTCTAACTGCTTTTCCACCTTTTTCAGTTTTAACAATTTTACCACCGTCTTTTGCCATAGCGTCTAAGAACATAGGGTCATTAGCCATGTCTTGTGGTGTCATCATTCTTGGTCTTGTTTGTATATTTCCTCTGCCTCGATCTGGTATACCACCTGCAATATCTAACATATTAGGTCTTTTGAAAGGCGCTCTAAATCCATCATTAGCGTCAGCACCTGAAATCATTGCGTTCCTTGCTCTATTGTTCATAAAAGCTTTTCCTAATCCAGCAATCGCTGCACCGGCACCAAGAACTTTCATAAGTTTTTTTAGTTTTTTCTTTGCCATTATTTTTTACCTCCGTTTCTAAATATTTGCGTTCCCTTTATACCATATATACTAGCGACTACAAGGATCCACAAATTTGTAAACCATGAAGGGAGCTGTGAGAACATATCAAAGAACAATTTTACCTTGTCCATAGCAGTTGGATCATCCGATACGACTGCATATGCGAGCACCAACACGGGCAAACTTAAAATTATCAAAACTGCCTCGTCTTTCCAGTCTGATTGTCGAGCTTCTAACAATTTTCCCTGGTATTGTTCCTCACCTTGGGCCATTTTAGTAGCATGCATCAGTTGTGCGTCCGACATTGCCATTTTTGTACGTTGTTTGTTAGCATAAATCTTACTTCCTGCAGAAATTGCTAGTTTAATTGCTGAAAACAACATAATTTTTAATTTTTACCTCTAATTATTGCAACATTACCTACTGGTTTGTCCATTTTTGGTGCAGAAGGTATTGTTTTACTTAAAATTGTTTTTTCAATTGATGTATTAGCTCTTAATTTTGCTAATTCTTCGTTTTGATCTAACCTATCTTCGTTATTTTCTTGTGCCATCATAGCTCTCATCTTATCTAGGTTTAATCTTTGGTCAGCATCCTCTGCTTTTCGTTCATCATTCATTGCTCTTAGGTCTAACTCTCTTGCTTTTAGTTTAGCAATCGGATCATTTCCTAATTGACCCATAATTTGATTCTCTTCATCTTTAAATTCTTGAGTCATCTCTGCAATCAATTTAGATTTTCTAGCTTCTAACGCTAAAGTCAATGTTAAAATTTGTTGTTGAGTATTTGGATCTTGTTGTAGCATTGGGTTTTGTTGTACAGCCATTTGTAGTTGTTGTAATTGTTGTAGTTGTTGTAACTCTTGCATAAATTCTACTTCAATTTGTTCTTGGGCCATAAATGCAATGTGTTCAAATATATTTTTTTCTAATGCACCAAGTACTGCTGGATTATTTCTAGCTAAACTTGTTGCCATAAAATTTAAGTGAGTTGTAATATGTGATCTATGATCTTGACCTTTAAATGCTTGAAAAGGTTTACCTGACATTGCCATGATATTTTCAGAAGCTGGGTCCATTGGCATAGGTTGTTGAGGTGGTGGTAATATTTGATCAATATTTTTTACACCGATTGCTTCGTACATATCTCTGTATGCTTCATACATGTTGTGTATCTGTGGATTAGACATCGCAAGTTGTAGTTCTGTTTGTGCTAAACTAATTCTTTGTGATTGTGAAAATATGTTTGGATCTGCAACTGGTATGATATCAATTTTATCATCAAAGTCAGTTTGTTTAATTGTTCTTTGTGCACCAACAACATCATAAGGATATTCTGGTGGTAAGTATTGACTAAATATAGTTGATAATAATTTAAATTCTTGTTTCATTGCAGCATATAATCTTTTGTGTATTGCTGACATTACACGTGATCCACGTTCTAATAATGCAATAGTAGTTCCAACCGCTGCTGCTTGGTTTGAATCTCCAACTTGCATATCTGCAATAGCTGCAAATCTTTGACCTGCTTGAACTACAACACCCATTAATTGTAATAATGTTTGTGATGGTTCTTTAAATGGTAAAGGCATAAATGCATCTCTGATGTTTCCACCAGGAGCATCAACATCTCTAAACTCACCCGGTTTAATAGACTCAGCTTCGTCTCTTAATCTAATTCCTCTTTGTTTGAAACCTGCAGGCATATTTGAAAAAGTTCCTGCATCAATCAAAGATCTTAATGTAGCTGTAGCAGTTTTAGATAAACCACCGATCATGTGTATTAAACCAAAGCCATAGAAACCTAGACCAGGTAAAAATTTAAAATGAACAAAGTGATCTATTTTTTTTCTTAATGGATCTTCAACTTTGTAGTTTCTTCTAATAGATAAAATTTCTTTACTACCTTGATCTAGTGTTACAATGTATGGAAGTTTAATTCCTGTTGCTTCACCTGTTTCCGGATCTTTATCTTCAAAACCTTCTAGATCTAAATCAGTGTGATATTCTAAAATTGTAAAATCATTTTCATCTTTAGCTTTTCTAACACCTTCTATCTCAAGTTCTTTCTTTTCAATTTCTGTATCTTGTGTGTATCCAGGTTGGATTTCTATGTCTCTATAAAAACCTGATACTTGTTTTTTTCTTAAATCATTTTCTGACATTTTTAATCTATGCACAACTGCTTCTGCATCTTCTAAAGATGTAGCAGTGTATGGAACTATCAAATCATCTGATGGTACAAATTTGGACACGGCTCTGTCCATAAGTTCATCGAAATAAACTTTCTTGAAGGCAGAGCCGCTAAGAGGGAGATAAAAAAGCATCTGATCGAACTCGGGTTCATACTCTTTCATCTTGTTCATGAGCTGATAGTTCATGAAGTTTTTTACTCTACTAGCTTGGTCCTCTTTTTGTCGATTGACTACACCCAAAATTTGAGTGTGTACTGGACCTCTAGCTGGAAGTAATTCTTTGTAAGCTTGTGCCTGAAATTGTGTTACCGCTTCACCTAGCACTGGGTGAGTTACACCTGATGCACCAGCGAAGGGTTGTGTTCTGTCTTCGTATTTAAATCCTAAAAGGTCTAAACCTTTTGTATAACTATCTTCCCATTCTTTTCTGGAAGATTTGTAGTTCATGTAATTGCCGTATAACTCTGAGCCTAATGCTCCTAAAATATCTTCTGGTAATAAATCTGCTAGATTATCAAAGTGTGATTCTGTTCCCGGCTGATTAACTTTGTTTGGTTCAAAGTTTATATCTACTGAGCCATCTTCGTTTTCTTGAACTTCTACGCCTTCACCACCTTGTGATTCTGCTACTTGCTCTTCTGCTATTGCAACTTCTTCGTCGCTAGGCGTTGTTACTTTTTGCTCTACTACGTTTGGTAGCGCCTTGTCCATTATTGACATTTGTTTTTTTCTCCGAGTTCGTTACCACTATAATCTTTTTTCCAGGCACATTCAACCCCTGTGGATTAGGTCCGCTTTTTGGTGGTGGTCCACCGCCTGGAATTAATTTTACCATTAGTCGTCCAATAAATTATAACCTTGTATACCAAGGGAAAGTGCAAGTCCACCAATACCTGCTCTAGATAAACCTCGTAAAGCTGCCTTACCTAAACCTAAGCTAGCTGCTTTTCTAAATAATGGGTTCATTCCTCTTGTTAACTTTGGTGTCTGTTCTGCAAATATTGGAGCAACATAGTTTAATGGATCTGTTGCAATATCTACAGCTGAATCTCCTTCTGAAATTTGACTTGCAATATCGGCTGCTGCAAATGGAGCTAGTAATCCTGGTGATGCTGCAACACCAAGTCCTCTACCTAAAACTCTTCCTGCAGTTCTAGTCAAACCTTTTTTCTCAACACCAAGTCCTCTTGATCTACTTGCTTTGATTGTTGATGGTGCTGACAATGCTGTAGTACCTGCAATCGTTGCACCCATAGCTGGTAATTGATAATCTAAAATAGCTGGTCTATCAAAGTCTGTTGTAATAGGCTGTGTTGCCATATCAACTAACATACTTTTTTGCTGATCTTCATTTGATAGATAAGTTGTTGGATCGTCGTTTCTAAATTCTTTTACAAGTGCTGCTCCAACTGCTCCTGCTGCACCAGCAATACCAAATGTTCTTACACCACCTGATTTTAAAAATCCTATTGCTGCGTTTTTTACTTTTGCAAGTGGTCCACTTTGTGCATCTAAATTTTGTAGTTTTTGTGCAGATCCAACAGGATCTTTTTGAATTGCTTCAGCGCAACTATTTGCTATACC